TAGGTTACGTTTTGTATCCCCTACATATACATATCCAGAGCACCATGTTTTGCAAATGTTAGTAATTTTATTGTTATACATGTCACACACAATTGACATCGGATGCCTATGCTCACAAAATGCACAACAAACATTAATGCAATTCATAATTTACAATCCCATCCTTTTCATAGTCTATGCAATTGCCATCTTCGCCAATTGTAATGTCTGAACAACTGCAAAAACTACAAAAATAGTTGTATTCATTTGAATCTATCCACTTGCAGTCATATCTAACACAATATACTGTCATGATTCATCTGCACCATCTTCAATTGTTCCTAATCCGTTACATTGCCTACAAGTTAGATCTGTTTCAGGATCATGACCATTGCCTCTGCATCTAGGACATGTCTTTGTATACTCTTCACGAGTCATGGTCACTCCAATACCCACTTTAATGCAGATATTTGGTTCAAAGCTTCATCACGCTGTGCTTTAATGATTTGAGGTGTGTTTGCTATAAATTCTAGATATATTTCTTCTTCGGTTTTCATATCAATCATTCCTCTCTTTGATTACCAATGTATTTTGATAAATATAACCTAATCCATTACACATAATACACCAAGAATTATCTCCTTTGCATGATGGGCAGATAGTTGTTAAATTGTTTATACATTTTCGTTTCTTCATTATACAACTCCTCCTCCTCATTTATAGTCCATTATTATACATTACATCAAACACATATTCAAATAGAATTGAAACTCCTATAATCAAACCTAATGCCATTCCAATTAAAAATCCAATGCTA